CGAGTGGCACCCGCCGGACCTGTCCGAATTTCTCGTATAAAGATACGTCGTCGATCCGCTTGTGAGTGGCCCAGATGTCCCCGCCTTTTGCTTTGCAGCGTGCGGCGGCTTGTTGGTCTATCGGTATAATATCAAGTGGCATAACGTGCCCCTTTCTTTCGTTGTTGTTGCTGGCTTCGTTGCCAGTGATTGAATCATGACACACAATTTTGCAGAGTTGAACCCCCGCGCAAAAAATAATTCACGATCCGGCAAAGATGGTGGGCTGGCCCCATCGACTCGCCGCCCACCCGATCAATCCGCCAGTCTTGCCCCGCCCCCGAATAGGCGCACAAGAAACCGTTAATTGATCCCCAAACTGTTAAGCATTGTGCTGACAAAATTTAAGCAATGCGCTGACAATATTTCGCTCATGTTATCCCGTGCCGATCACGCCAGACCCGCCAAGTGATGGCTTGCAACTGGTAGGGCATCAGGCCGACCCGCCGCGCTGCCTCTTCGTATGCAGCCTGCAAGGCCCGATATTCACGGACCCCGATATTACTACGATCATCAGTCAGGCCGACCCGCTCACTATAGGCAATGTTTCGCGCGTGGCCGTCTATGGTCACGTTGAACTCGCCCATAATGTCCATAAAAAAGGACGTGATTTTCTGCCCCTTCAGCATCGCCTTTGCCCCGTCGTAGTCCGGACGGGCCGCTAAGATGTCCCAAGCTTTACGTTTCATCGCGTGATACGTTGAAACCTTTACAGAGTCGATACCGTCGCCCCGTATGAATGCAGCAATTAGTGCCGCCGCGTTTGCCACATTGCGCGACCATTTGTTATTTGGTGAAAGCGCAGCGATAACGGCCACCACCAAATAGACCGGCACATCATATTTCAAGGCGATAAGATATGCCGCCTTTTGTGCGTCAGAGTACCACAACAAACCTTCTGCGTGTTGTGTTTCGTCAGCGTCACGGTAAACGCTGGTGATGTTGTGAATCATTCTTTCGTGATCGATTAGCGTGGCCTGTTTTGTCATGCCACCACCATGCGGTCACGAATCAGAGTATATTTTTCCCTATTTAAACCTTGTAGCGTTACTGGTGCGTCAGTTTCAATCCATACACGCGCCCCGCAGGATAGCGGCTTGTCCGGTGAATATACGACGGACGATGGCCCGTCGATCTCTACACGATGAGCGTATATATTCTGTTTAGATGTTTTAACAGTGATGCACGGATCATTCGTACCGTTCTTTTTGTTGGCGCGGATGACGTGCTGATTTATGTGTATTCGTTTTTTCATGTCGTTGTGTCCCTGTCGTGTGTCCTAATCGTTGCGGCAAGCCTACGGACGGTAGCCCCCGTGGTCAAGCTGTTTTATTTGTTGTCCCTTTTCCCGCAGCCAGCAAGACGAGCAGCGCAGCCGGTCATCTTCTTTTGTCATGGCTGGCTGGCCGCACACGTCGCAGGTATATTCCGCCGACAATGTTGTGCGCTTACCGCTGACAATATTTAGGCTGACAATATCTGGCTCTAAAATTTTGGCTCCCATATCCTTCCCTCGTTGACAAGATTTCTTAATCGGCGCGACTCGCTGACAATATTTGGATTGACAATGTTTCCCGCCCACTCTTCGTCATCAATTACTGACAAAATTACTGACAATTTTTTATTGACATTTTCTAGGCGCGGGTCTTTGTCAAGCGACGGATACCTAGTCGGGCGATACATCAAACAAATCCCCTTGATCCGGCTCGTCGATGTGTTCCCTGCGTTTAAATTCATCGTAGACATCGACAACAGTCTCGCCGTGTTTTGTCATCCACTCCTCGCGTGTCATGCACGAAGCGTCTTCTTCCATTTCAATCAGCCAGTCTTTTACTTTACCCATCTCGTGTACCTACCTTTGTCTCGTATTCTTCCATTGCACCGATGACATCGTTTAGTTGAACGTACGCCATGTCAAGTTCAAATTGACCCTGCAGTTCAATATCTTCTAAGGCGTGTTTTGCCTGTGTCAAGAATGCACGTATCACTGTTGTCTGTGTCACCTTCGCACGATACCTTTCTCCGGTGCCGTCACAGGTGTGGCAGTGACCTATCTTGCTAACAAGTTCACCGCCCACGATAGGGTCAGGGCGAGGTTCCTCGTACTCGACCTTTCCCCAGCCGCCACAGTCCCAACACTTGCAGGATTCAACGTGATTTTCCATCAAACAAATCTCCCAATTACACCCACAATGGCGTGATAAGCCATCCAACATACAAATCCAAACAAACAGGCAAACAAAAGCATTTCAATGCCGTCGTGGGTGAGGTAGTAATCCCTCACCCTGTGCCACAGCCTAGTCATTTTCGTCATGTTCTGCCAGCACCCAGTCGGCATAGTGCATGGAGCGGCCTGCATCATCTTCTTTTGGTACAAACTTGAGGATGCGGTGCAAGTCAGACTGCAAATTTTCTAGCTTGCGTATGTCAGACATCCACAGGTCTTGACATTCATGCACTGTGGTCAGCACATCCTTCAATTCGTTGTATGACTTGAGCAAATCGAGACGTTGTTCATTCGTTATTTCCATCGTGTGTAACCCTTCCGGTTTGTTGCGATACATAACCCATATCGGTTAAAACAATGGGCGTCAAGTACAAAAAAGAACAGGGCCAGAAAAATCCAGCCCTGCTCTCCACACACAACAACGAAAGTGTACCCCTTACAAGCTACCAACCTCGTAAGGAATACCCAGTTTTACCAAGACATGACGGTGCTTGTCAAGCCACCGTTTGCACTCTTGTTCACTTTTTCCGACAAAAATTGTAACGAGACGCAGATAGTCTACGGCCTGTTTTTTCTTGACAAGTTCGCGGCTCGTTTCCCCGATGCGAACAGATGATACAGGAGCGACAACCTCCCATCTCCATCGGTTGACAATCTCTATCTCTAGGGGCTTGGTCTTCAGGTTATTCTTCATCAGGCATATCCTCGTCTAGGGCTTCCAAGTATATGTCTATACCCTCACGCATCAAGTCAGACACAGCGACTTGTTCCCTGCTCGTCTTCTGCAATCTTTCAGAGTGCGCTGACAATCTTTCGTATTGTCTAACTGACATCAACAGACTATAGGTCTTTGTTGGTTCGTCTATCTTCGCTGGTCTTCCCATCACGAATGTCCTTCTTAGCTTGTTTATCTTTTTCTTTAGTACGCTTGTCAGGTATTATTTGTTTACCATACTTTCGTAACTGTTTAGCTATAGGGTTGATTCTATTAATCTTTTTCATAACAGGGTATTCCCTATAGGGTGTTGTTCTTTGTGTGTAGCTGGTTTGTCAACAGGGGTCAATAAATTTTTTCGTGTTGACAAGATTTGTCATGTCGATTATGCAGGGGGAATGTCTTCTGACAAACAAGGAACACAACGATGAAATCACCAGCTTGGTTATGTGGGTACGTTGAATTGCTCGACTTCCCTGCGCTGACAAGATATAGATCAGACTGTCCTGTCTGCGGTAAGAAGAACACATTTAGCGTAACGGACGACGGAATGCAACGCCTATGGTATTGTTTTCACGCTGACTGCAACGTGTCTGGTCGCACAGGTATTACTCTGACAAAAGAATACGCCAGTCGCTCATTTCGTGGATCACAGGCTCCACCCCCTGCTCCCCGTACTAGTAGCACTTACGAGATACCTGAAACATTTGTCAGCCTTTCCCGTAGTTTAGATGCTGAACTTTATGTAAAGCGTGTGCAAGCTTACGATGCGTATCTGTCCGGCAGGGCCGACATTAGATATGACTTCAAACGTAACCGTGTTATATTTCTTGTAAAAAACGGGAACAAAGTTGTTGATGCGGCAGGGAGATCAATAGATGGTAGAACACCTAAATGGTATCGTTACTCTGATAGTAAACACCCTTTCGTATGTGGGACCGGAGCCTGCGCTGTCCTTGTTGAAGATTGCGCTAGTTCATGTGCAGTATCTGACATCTCTGTAGGTGTGGCATTGCTGGGAACTAATCTTCTTACAGAACACATAGACATATTGAAACAATATGACCGTGTGTTCGTTGCACTTGACAAGGATGCCACTGACAAAGCTATCAGTATGGTGCGTATGCTACACCCTCACGTACCAACAAAACTCATGGTTCTTCGAACCGATTTGAAAAACATGCAAAAGGACGAACGCGATGACTTCCTACGATCCTACATCGATAGATAAGCAGCTACTGGGCTTCTGCCTCAACTCTGAGTTCTTCTCGAATGTAGCCAACACCCTAACACGTGATATGTTTACTAAAGAAATGCGTGACGTGTTCGACGTGATATCTCACGCGCATACCACCTACGAGAACGACATCACTGTTGGTGAACTTGCCATCCTGTTTAATGACCGCAACCCTGCAATGCCTGACTCCACACGAGAGCGGGCACAGGAACTGATCGTCACCCTAGAGCAGGGCAATCCGCACAACATGAACATGCACCTCGACATGGTGCGTAATTTCTGGCTGCGTGACCGTGCCCGTATCATCGGTGAGAAGGCCATTGAGATATTCACGGGCGAGAGCGAGGACTTCGGTGAGTTGCGGGCCATGGTTGAGTCTGTCGAGGACGGACGCATGTCTGACCGCACTACCTATGAGGAGGTGACGGATAGTCTTGACGAACTGCTCGACGCGAACACTGGGGAGCCTGACTTCCCTTTTGAGTTCGGCCTGATCAACGAGCGTGTGGCTGGCCTTGATCGGGGAAACTTGGGTATCATCTTTGCTCGTCCGGAAGTAGGCAAGACGACGTTCTGCTGTTTCCTAGCCGCCTCATACGTACGGGCCGGACACAAGGTCGTTTACTGGGCAAACGAAGAGCCTGCTGAAAAGATCAAGCTGCGCCTCATCCAGTCGTTTTTCAACATTACTCGCAAAGAACTCGACGAGAATCGTGCGAAGTATACGCCTATGTATGAGAGGGACATCATGCCGTACCTCAAGGTGATGGCTGCTGTGGGCATGGGCGTCGAAGAGGCTGACGCATACGCAAAGCTGAACAAGCCCGACATCATGTTCATGGATCAGCTTGACAAGTTTCGCATATCCGGCGAGTACAATCGTGGTGACGAGCGTCTCAAGGAAACATATGTACACGCTCGTGAGATAGCCAAACGAAACAAGATGTTAGTGTGGGCCGTCAGTCAGGCGTCAAATGATGGACATGACCGTCAGTTTATTGACTATAATATGATGGACAACTCAAAGACCGGCAAGGCTGGTGAGGCTGACATCATTATTGGCATCGGCAAGACAGGGGCGAGTGACGTTGAGAACATCGTGCGTCACATCTGCATATCAAAAAACAAGATCAACGGATGGCACGGCCCTATCAACGCACAGATTGACGTACAGCGAGGAGTTTACTACTGATGAGCAATCACCAGAATGAAGAGGCACTGGAGCGTCTGTACGAAGAGGAGTATGTGTCTGCACGTAAGCGGTGGCCCATTCTGTCTGAAGAACAGGTAGAAAAGTTTGCAGAATACTTTGCGCGTAAGCGGTTCGAAGAGGAAGCAGAATGAATGTCCTGACGTTTGACGTGGAGACAACCCACACGGGCAAGCCGAACGGCGGCACAACTGCCCTGCCCTATTTTGGTAACCGCCTCGTGTCGATAGGCTACAAGTGGCTAGGGGAGGACAATGTGTTCTATCACTGCTACTACCACGAGACTGAGCCGTCCACGCCTAACGCAATGCACAGCTTTCAGACTGCCCTCTACTGCGCCGATGTGGTATTGGGCCAGAACATCAAGTTCGATTTGCAGTGGATACGTGACTGCGGGTTTATATACAAGGGAGACATCTATGATACGATGGTTGCAGAGTATGTCCTGTCAAAAGCGAGACGCTGGCCTCTTGGACTTGCTGCTCTTGCAAAAAAGTATGACACAGTGCAAAAGGAGAAGGACCTTGTTCAGCCGTATCTGGACGAGGGCAAGACGTTCTACGAAATACCGTGGGATATAGTGCGAGAATATGGCATTGCTGACGTGATAAGCACGGAGCAAGTGGCCCTGAGACAACTGGATGCCTTTGGCACTACATTCGAGGAATTGTACAATGACGAACAGTCTGCTGCCCACCCTGCGCCTGTCCTTTGAAATGGCAGACACGCTGTCCCGTATCGAACGGAACGGGCTGCGTATCAATCTTGACACACTTGATCAGATCGAAAAGCAATACCAAGAAGAACTCGACGCACTCGAACTACGCCTCAACGACATGGCTC